GGCCGTGATGCAATCCTGATCTTTTAGCAATTAAAGTCTTGCCTGCTGATGAAACTTTTAAAGCATCAATAATTAAAGCGTAATGGGCTGACGGGTTTATTGAATTGGCTGCCAGATGCGATGTGTAAGGATCGCTATTTCTGGCTTTTGTGTACGGATCATAATTAATAATGTAATCACCGTTTTTAGCCATTTCATAATCGGTCATCTGTTTCATTGCAACACCCGTGGGCTTGATGGTGTTGGTGGGCTAGGCGGTACTGTGTAACCAGCGTTACCAACAACGCTTTGGGTATATCCGTTAGGGCTGGTAATAACAACCTGATTAGGGTAAATTGTGGCAGTTTGAGTAGTTACCCCTGCTGCGTTCACAAACTGGGCTGTATTGCCGTTAATTTGAACTGTACCCATGTTGTAGCCCATTGAACTAGTAACGGGATAAGTTTGCGCTTTGGCTGGTACACCGTATGCAAACATAGCACCTAGCAAAGCCCCAAGTAAACAACTTCCGATAAAGTCTTTCATGATTTTCTATACCCGTTCTTAAGTTCGTCATTTTTCCAAAATTTAATTTTTGCTTTTGCATCTTCCATTGTTTTGGCTGATGTGCAAAGTTGGCCATGTGGAGTGCGCTCATAGATTAAAAAACCATTATTGCTAGGCTCAATGCTGTATGTCGCTAAACCATTAAAAAAGTCTTGTGCGTGGGCGTATGCTGAATGTGCGCCACGATCTTCTGATGCAATACGGCTGGTGCGTTGTGCTGTTGATTCCATTTTCTATCTCACTTTTCTAAAAAGTATGCCCCGTAGGGCGGTTAATTATTTGATTTTTAAAACGCTATTTTTGTAAATAATTAAAAATTTATTAGCTTCTTCAATTGTTTTGCAAGGAATTTTGTAACCTTGTGCATCAACAATAAATTTAGCTATTTGTAATTGTTGTGCTTCTTCTTTAACAACATTCCAATTAACTGTTTTTTTGTTTTTTCTAGTTGCTACAAACATTTTGTTGCTCCTTTTTCTATTTCACTCGTTATTGAGTGATACCAGTTTATTAAGCCAGCTTAACAATGTCAACACATTCTATCTAAGGAAAACCCTAAGTGCAAAAAAACAACAGGGCTGTATTTGGCAGTTATTAGCTGTTAGGTGGAAAGCCGCAAAAACCCTAACTTACTGCATCCTACATTGGCGGCTTAACGCCCTAAATGGGTGGGGTACTAACAATCGTGTATGTGAAGCACGACACCTGCTTTCCCCCGATACCTACTTGCTCCGTGATGCTTTCGGTATTTAAAGATTGTTTTTGATCTGGTAGACCCGTAACAAATGTTGAAAACACTCCCAACTCTTTTGAAGCTGGGGTTCTTCAACTTCTACTAATTTTACTTGATTTGTTTTGCCATTGACAAACACGATAGCGCACCTTGCAGTAGGCATGGCTAGGCCTTCTCTATAACTAGATAACTGTAATTCATGCTCAAAGTATATATCGGCTTTATCTAAATCTATGTCTTTAGTTTTGAAATCTACTACAAAGCCAGTACCCTGACCGTTGATTGGTTTAGCCATTAAGTCTACGCGCCCACCATACCCAAGACTATGAGCAAACGATTTCTCACACAACCAAGGCTGTTCACCAAATGCGTCTTTTAAAACTTTATCGACCGCATCAAGGTAAGGTGGCTTTTCAGGCATATACACTTGCTCAAACCAACCTTGAATAATCTCGTGAATTTGAGTACCGCGATTGGCAGCTTTCAAACCTGTTTCGCGACTATCCTTCATTACCCTAGACAACCACTCCTGTTCAGGCTCGTCAGGCCCTCTGGGTAGCGTTAAAGCGGCTAACAAAACCTGCTGCAACTTCCAGTTAGTTAAGCCCTGTTTTTCCATAATATTGATGATTGTGGTAGTGCTGGGTAAAAGTCCTTCCTTACGCGCATCTCTGAGCGTGGTAGGCCTTTCCCCAGTCTTACCGATGGTAGTGTAGGCAGGCGTACCCTGACGGGTATACCAATGCCCACTATCTTGCTGTTTATCTTTGACTATCATCAGAACGGAATATCGTTTAAGACATCGTCATCAATCTTAGGGGCGTTCTTTTCCCGTTCTTGCTGACCACGCCATTCGCTACTTTCGGTAATCTTTTCCTTGTAATACTTAGGAAGGGCATCGTAATCTTCTTGTTTATAGTCTTGTAACCAAAAGATTTTAGGTGGGTTAATACCTTCAGGCTGGGCAGCGCGTAATGCAGAAGGAACTGGGCTAATACCGCTGATATTAGCGTACTTGCCATCTTCACTATGCGTAATATTGACCATGCAAAACTTACCTAATAAATTCTTAAGGTCAAAGTTTTTACGATCTTCCGCAGTCATTTTTTTGTTAGACCAAGCTTCTAAGTCTTGACGCAATCGCGCCTGATCGCCAAGGCTTACGGTATAACGCTTAGACACAATTAAAGGTTTTTTATCATCGGTCTGTAATGGCTGTCCGTTATCGTCATCACCGTGCAATTCCCAAGTCAATACAACCTTGTGCATGATCTTAGTTTCGCCAGCCCATTCGGTAGCTTGGTGACCCAAATCAATAATGCTGTAAAGCCGTGCCATGTGTAACCCAGCAGGGGCTATTTTAAATTCTTTGCTGTTATCTGAAATAATCATATTAGTTCCTAAAAATGTTGGAGAAGTCATCGAATACTGCCTTTAAAACGGGGTTTGGTTTAACAGGCGAAGGTAGACCACACGCATAGCGTAGATCACCGATTTCTTCTGCTGTAATAAATACCCCATCTTCGAGGTCTTTAAAGATGCGTTCCAAATGTTCTTGAAAGCTGTTGAAGTCTTGATCTTGCTCACTCATAAGAGTTTCTCCTGATTAACACGGCACATACCGTAAGAACATATTAAGCTAACTTAATACACAATGCAACACTTTATTTGCAATTTGTTGTAAAAATGTTAAGATAGATTAATGGATATAACATCAACACGAACAATGATTAAACTTTTGGGTGGCCCTACAAAAGTGGCAAACCTAGTAGGTGTAAGCGTTCCAGCGGTATCAATGTGGCAAAATGGGGTTATTCCCTATGACAAGCTGGTGATCCTAGCTGCTACGCTGGAAAAGGAAAGCCACGGCCTATGGTCTAGAAAGTCGCTTTTTCCACTTTCTTACAAAATGATATGGCCTGAATTAGATTGATGTATACTGTTAGGGCAGAGTGATGTCTGTTTAGTAAGTGGCTCTAACACAAGACCCTTTTGGGTTGTTCTGAGTGTTTAGTAAATGATATAGAGCCATTTATTAAGCAACATCACCTTAGAGCAACCCCAAAGGGTTTTTCTATTTCTGCCGTACTCCAAACGATATTAAGCACTTAACTGGGTGGCGTGGAAGAATACATCGGCTGATCTACACCTGATAGCAAGCCGCGCTGACTTAAATGGGTACAGCACAAGTTATAAGGGCAATGGTGATAGACAAACCTTATATCGATTGAACATTAACTTAGGTAGCATTAGTTCAAGTACAGGATTTAACTTCTTGAATGGATGTGGTGCTTATCACCTTTGGGTAGCTTATTGTCAAAAAACAACAGTAATTAAAAATATTTACTCTTAAGTAAACTTAACATATACTTCACCTAGATTAACTATTGGAGTACAAGATGACTTGGAATCTAAGATTAGTAAATATGAGTTCTGCATACGAAGATTACTTTGAAATTCGCGAAGTTTTTTATGACACTATGGGTAAACCCATTGGACACAGTAAAGCTGCTATTGGTGGTGAAGATAGACTAGAAATTGATCGTTATATTGAACTTGCTAAACTTGCCCTTGATAAACCTATTTTAAAGTTTGCCGATCATGAAAATTCAAGTAAAGATAATTAAAGAGAACAAAGATGGTTCTGCCAACGCTGAAGTTGATTTTGATAAAGAAGGACTTGAAACACTTATACAATGGGGGCTTGTTAGTATGCTTACCGCAGCAATTGATGAGTACAAGGTTAAACCTGAACAAACTCCTTTTCCCCTCAAAAGGAAAAGAAAATGATTGAAACATTAGTCAAACCCCAGCATTTAGACAATGACATTGCAGTTATGAAGATCCTGCAATTATTAGGTCAATTGTCTATTAACGACATTGAATATATTTATAAGATAGCTTTGCAAGTACACACTCTTATTAGCGAGAAATCACAATGACCTTTGCCGTGTTCTATGGTTTATATCCCCGTAAAATGGCTCGTAAAGACGCTGAAAAGGCTTGGAACAAGCTTACCCCTGACCAACAGGCAGAATGTCTTGAGGCGATGCCTAATTACTTGAAATATTGGAAGATCAAAGAAATCGCCAAGGACTACATTCCATACCCTGCCTCGTTTTTAAACCAAGAGCGTTGGACAGATGACCTTGATATTGAACCGACCAAGAAACCTGAATTGCCGTTTTACGCTACAGAAGAACTTACAATTAAAAAAGCACAAGAAGTAGGTATTACGCCTTATGCTGGTGAAGGATGGCAACAACTACGGGCGCGGATCAGCCAGAAGATTAAGCAGCTTGAAGAACAGGTCTGACGATTACCTTGTTGATTGGTACATAGCGGTAGCAAAAAAACGGGGTTGGCCCGAAGTAGTTAAATTGTTAGCCCAATACCCTGACAAAGAAGAACGCATTAAGATGCTGATAAAGAAAAGATTAGGAAGATGACAAGAGATATAGATCCCAATAAATGTATTGACTTTATTTTAGAAAA